ACGGACTGCCCGTTGACGGACTTCAGGGGAAAAACGAGTATTTTTAGTCATCCTGTTTACCTCTTTCTCAGGAAGTTTAGTCTCCAGGATTCCCGGGGCGGTTCAATAAGGCGTTTTGCTTCCTCCTTTTCCAGCCATCTGACTCGCTTGTTTCTGACCGCTGGTATCTTGATGACAGGCGCTTTTTCCAGCCACTTCCAGTCGCGTTCTGCAGCACGGAGAATGGCCTTTATCATGGCAAGATGCTTTGCCTTTGTCTGAGTTGATACTGGCTTTGGTTCATAAACAGGCAGTTCTTTACCTTTCCTGATGGCGGCCTGAACTTTCTGTTTCCATATTTCTTTCGTCTTTCTGTTATGCATTCTGCTTACAGCAGAGTAAATCTTTGCCTCCGAGATATCTTTAAGCCTTATACCCTCAAAATGTTCAAGCCAGAACTCAATCCGGCTTTTATCTGAATCGAGAGATTTTTTATCAGCTTTTTCCTCAAGCCATCTTAGGCAGGCCTCTTCAAAAGTGACATCAGGTAAATCCCCTAGCTTTTCTACTCGCCAGAGTTCTGCTTTTCGCTTGTCGTGCAACTCCTGAGCTTGCCGCTTGTCCTTTGTGCCAAGAGATTCCTTAATTCGTTTCCCGCCCGGGAGCGAATACGAGGCATACCATATTTCATTTCTGCGGAAGAGTGACATTTTCTTTCCTCTGTTATGCCATCACCCGCGCTCACCTGGACAGTATGCAGCGGAGACTGAAGCGCCGCAATGCAGGCTTGCCGTGTTGTGAGGTAAGGAGATTTTGGCTTGGTTGGATCTTTACGTGTTGCCTGTAGGCGGCCTGTTCGTATCCAGTTGGTGGCGGTTGGTCTGGATATCTTAAGAAACTGACAGGCCTCATCGAGTGTGAGGCTGTATGATTCCATGGTTACCTCTGCTTTTTGAACGCATGTCACGTAACTTCTTAATGTGTTCTGCCGTTTCGATCTCTTCTGCTATCCGATCTGCATCAGCTTTATTCACAGGTTCAAAGTCATGATTAAAGCGGAACATGCTGGCGATACATGTTCTGCCTTTTCGGATGTAGTGAACTTTGTTGTGGGTAGAACGCAGGATTTTGCAGGGAGTGCCGTGGTGGTCGACGTACCAGGTGTTAGGAAAAATGATTCTGAACATTTTTACACCTCAGTTGGACGATGTTGAAATTTGCTGCTTTGAGGCCATCACAGTCCCCATTGTTTGTTCTTAAGTTCGATCTCCTCCTGGCAACTTGCACAAGTCCGACAACCCTGAACAGCCAGGCGTCTTCGCTCATCTATCGGATCGCCACACTCACAACAATGAGTTGCGGATACAGTCTGGTAGTTCTGACGACGCATTTTTATTGCTGTATTGCGCTGTAATTCTTCGATTTCTGATGCTGAATCAATGATGTCTGCCATCTTCCATTAATCCCTGAATTGTTGGTTAATACGCTTGAGGATGAATGCGAACAATAAAAAAGGAGCCTGTAGCTCCCTGATGATTTTGCTTTTCATGTTCACCGTTCCTTAAAGACGCCGTTTAACATGCCGATCGCCAGGCTTAAATGAGTCGGTGTGAATCCCATCAGCGTTACCGTTTCGCGGTGCTTCTTCAGTACGCTACGGCAAATGTCATCGACGTTTTTATCCGGAAACTGCTGTCTGGCTTTTTTGATTTCAGAATTAGCCTGACGGGCAATGCTGCGAAGGGCGTTTTCCTGCTGAGGTGTCATTGAACAAGTCCCATATCGGCAAGCATAAGCACACAGAATATGAAGCCCGCTGCCAGAAAAATGCATTCCGTGGTTGTCATGCAGCCTCCCGACGGGCAAGAATCCTTGAGCCGAACGCCATCAACTCTCCACGATCAACGGTCGTAAAGTGGCAGTGTGTACGGGGGTATGGGTGCCAGATAATGAGCATCGAGCCTTTATTATTTCCACTGACGGGTTTCTCAGTGAGTGGGTTAATAAATGCCAGTCGTCCTGCCGTGATGAATCTGACCTCACTGGCGGTTTGTATCGCTTCATGAAACCATCCGACAGATGTGTCAGCAGGCAATAACATTACACATCCCACACTACTGAATTTGTTTTCAGTGGCTGCCTTTTTCACAAAAGGGGAAATATTGCTGTATGGTGGATTCAACCAGACATAACCAGAGGCATATCCCATTGCTTCAGGCCATGAAGTGGTTAATGTGTTCTGCTCCTGTGAGATAAAAAGCCGACATAGTCGGTTTTTTTCGCTGGCGGCAGCATCAAGTTGAAAAACGAACTCTGCATTAAGCGCAGCAAAAATCTCTGGTGGTGTGCGCCAGCTGTCGCGATGTTCGGCAGGAGTATTGCTTCCGGTGAAATCAGTCATACAGCCCCCGTTTATTATTTATCGCCTCAGCCAGCCGCTGTGCTTTCAGTGGATTTCTGATAACAGAAAGGCCGGGAAATACCCAGCCTCGCTTTGTAACGGAGTAGATGAAAGTGATCGCGCCTACCCGGATATTATCGTGAGGATGCTTCATCGCCATTGCTCCCCAAATACAAAACCAATTTCAGCCAGTGCCACGTCCATTTTTTCGATGAACTCCGGCACCATCTCGTCAAAATTCGCCATGTACTTTTCATTCCGCTCAATCACGACATAATGCAGGCCTTCACGCTTCATACGCGGGTCATAGTTGGCAAAGTACCAGGCATCTTTTCGCGTCACCCACATGCTGTACTGCACCTGGGCCATGTAAGCCGATTTTATGGCCTCGAAACCACCGAGCCGGAACTTCATGAAATCCCGGGAGGTAAACGGGCATTTCAGTTCAAGGCCGTTGCCGTCACTGCATAAACCATCGGGAGAGCAGGCGGTGCGCATACTTTCGTCGCGATAGATGATCGGGGATTCAGTAACATTCACGCCGGAAGTGAATTCAAACAGGGTTCTGGCGTCGTTCTCGTACTGTTTTCCCCAGGCCAGCGCCTTAGCATTAACTTCCGGAGCCACACCGGTGCAAACCTCAGCCAGCAGGGTGTGGAAGTAGGACATTTTCATGTCAGGCCACTTTTTTCCTGAGCGGGGCTTTGCTATCACGTTGTGAACTTCTGAAGCGGTGATGACGCCGAGCCGTAATTTGTGCCATGCATCATCCCCCTGTTCGACAGCTCTCACGTCGATCCCGGTACGCTGCAGGATAATGTCCGGTGTCATGCTGCCACCTTCTGCTCAGTGGCTTTCTGTTTCAGGAATCCAAGAGCTTTCACTGCTTCGGCCTGTGTCAGTTCTGACGATGCGCGAATGTCGCGGCGAAATATCTGGGAACAGAGCGGCAATAAGTCGTCATCCCATGTTTTATCCAGGGCGATCAGCAGAGTGTTAATCTCCTGCATGGTTTCATCGTTAACCGGAGTGATGTCGCGTTCTGGCTGACGTTCTGCAGTGTATGCAGTATTTTCGACAATGCGCTCGGCTTCATCCTTGTCATAGATACCAGCAAATCCGAAGGCCAGACGGGCACACTGAATCATGGCTTTATGCCGTAACATCCGTTTGGGATGCGACTGCCACGGCCCCGTGATTTCTCTGCCTTCGCGAGTTTTGAATGGTTCGCGGCGGCATTCATCCATCCATTCGGTAACGCAGATCGGATGATTACGGTCCTTGCGGTAAATCCGGCATGTACAGGATTCATTGTCCTGCTCAAAGTCCATGCCATCAAACTGCTGGTTTTCATTGATGATGCGGGACCAGCCATCAACGCCCACCACCGGAACGATGCCGTTCTGCTTATCAGGGAAGGCGTAAATTTCTTTCGTCCACGGATTAAGGCCGTACTGGTTGGCAACGATCAGTAATGCGATGAACTGCGCATCGCTGGCATCACCTTTAAATGCCGTCTGGCGAAGAGTGGTGATCAGTTCCTGTGGGTCGACAGAATCCATGCCGACACGTTCAGCCAGCTTCCCAGCCAGCGTTGCGAGTGCTGTACTCATCCGTTTTATACCTCTGAATCAATATCAACCTGATGGTGAGCAATGGTTTCAACCATGTACCGGATGTGTTCTGCCATGCGCTCCTGAAACTCAACATCGTCATCAAACGCACGGGTAATGGCTTTTTTGCTGGCCCCGTGGCGTTGCAAATGATCGATGCATAGCGATTCAAACAGGTGCTGGGGCAGGCCTTTTTCCATGTCGTCTGCCAGTTCTGCCTCTTTCTCTTCACGGGCGATCTGCTGGTAGTGACGCGCCCAGCTCTGAGCCTCAAGACGATCCTGAATGTAATAAGCGTTCATGGCTGAACTCCTGAAATAGCTGTGAAAATATCGCCCGCGAAATGCCAGGCTGATTAGGAAAACAGGAAAGGGGGTTAGTGAATGCTTTTGCTTGATCTCAGTTTCAGCATTAATATCCATTTTTTATAAGCGTCGACGGCTTCACGAAACATCTTTTCATCGCCAATAAAAGTGGCGATAGTGAATTTAGTCTGGATAGCCATAAGTGTTTGATCCATTCTTTGGGACTCCTGGCTGATTAAGTATGTCGATAAGGCGTTTCCATCCGTCACGTAATTTACGGGTGATTCGTTCAAGTAAAGATTCGGAAGGGCAGCCAGCAACAGGCCACCCTGCAATGGCATATTGCATGGTGTGCTCCTTATTTATACATAACGAAAAACGCCTCGAGTGAAGCGTTATTGGTATGCGGTAAAACCGCACTCAGGCGGCCTTGATAGTCATATCATCTGAATCAAATATTCCTGATGTATCGATATCGGTAATTCTTATTCCTTCACTACCATCCATTGGAGGCCATCCTTCCTGACCATTTCCATCATCCCAGTCGAACTCACAAACAACACCATATGCATTTAAGTCTTTCGAAATTGCTATAAGCAGAGCATGTTGCGCCAGCATGATTAATACAGCATTTAATAAAGAGCCGTGTTTATTTAGTTGGTATTCAGAGTCTGACCAGAAATTATTAATCTGGTGAAGTTTTTCCTCTGTCATTACGTCATGGTCGATTTCAATTTCTATTGATGCTTTCCAGTCGTAATCAATGATGTATTTTTTGATGTTTGACATCTGTTCATATCCTCACAGATAAAAAATCGCCCTCACACTGGAGGGCAAAGAAGATTTCCAATAATCAGAACAAGTCGGCTCCTGTTTAGTTACGAGCGACATTGCTCCGTGTATTCACTCGTTGGAATGAATACACAGTGCAGTGTTTATTCTGTTATTTATGCCAAAAATAAAGGCCACTATCAGGCAGCTTTGTTGTTCTGTTAACCAAGTTCTCTGGCAATCATTGCCGTCGTTCGTATTGCCCATTTATCGACATATTTCCCATCTTCCATTACAGGAAACATTTCTTCAGGCTTAACCATGCATTCCGATTGCAGCTTGCATCCATTGCATCGCTTGAATTGTCCACACCATTGATTTTTATCAATAGTCGTAGTCATACGGATAGTCCTGGTATTGTTCCATCACATCCTGAGGATGCTCTTCGAACTCTTCAAATTCTTCTTCCATATATCACCTTAAATAGTGGATTGCGGTAGTAAAGATTGTGCCTGTCTTTTAACCACATCAGGCTCGGTGGTTCTCGTGTACCCCTACAGCGAGAAATCGGATAAACTCTATTCACCCCTACAGAGAGCAAAAGAGAAACGCCGATGAACAACTCATGGTGGCAGGAACTAATGCATTTTTTCCTGCAAGGAATGACACTTAAACAGTTGATTCATATGCTAATCATCCTGATCATATTGATTATTGTTATGCCGGTAAGCGTAAAAGAATGGATAAACCTGCATAATCCAGAAATCCTTCCTCATTATTGGATGTATTACATCCTGTTGTTCTGCGTTAGCTATGTGCTTAACGGTGTTGTTAATTCCGCTTATCACGCTGTGACTGAAAGAATTGAGGTATCCGCTGCTCAGAAGCGCAAATCTAAAGAAGAAAAATATGTGCAAGATTTGTTTGATTCGTTAACTCTTGGAGAAAGAGCGTATTTGGCATTCGCTGTAGCCGCGAATAACCAGCTAAAGACAGAAAAGGGAAGCCCTGAAGCAATCTCATTGCTCGAAAAAGGGCTTCTTATTCGGATACCTTCTGCTACTGGATATCCTGAAATCGACCGTTTTGTTATCCCGGAACGCTATAGAAATGAGTGCTACATTAGGTTTGCTGGGAAGAAAGACAGTCTTATGGATGAACTTATCGCTCAGGATAAGCATGGCAAAAACAAGTAATTAGCAAATGATTTATCATCTCGCCGTCAGTTGTTTTGATTTCCTGTAGCCTGCCGCGTAAATGGCTACGTTTGGCAGGCAAACACTTCCACTGCATTCATCAACTTTCTTGCAGCGAAGACTTCCGAGTGATGCTGCTTTGTCTGCTCTGACGCAACCAGAGAGCTTTAGCGCAATTTTTCGCGCCAGTCGCTGCTCTTGCATCGCCTGTTCACGTTGAGCCTGTCTGCGTGCTCTGCGGCGATTTCTGGCGTTATCGTCAGCCAGATATGTAATGACTACTGTCATGTTGACCTCCGATGAAACAACTTTGGAATTGATAGTGATTGCAAAGTGGTTTCTGGCCCCTCGAATTGAGGGGCAGAAAGAGCATCTCGCCACCTAATAGGTCGATGCTCGGATCGAGAGATTTAATTAACCTCGGTTTTGAAGTTATGCATTCACATAAATCCTCCTGTTGCATGTGCAGCATTGGCTGTGTTTGGCGGCTGCATTTCGCCTATGGAATTGACTTTGGCGGTGACGCGCCGGGTGCTTATCTTCCGGTTGCCGTCGTGCAGCTGCACTTCACGTCACCCCAAAGCCAACTACTCTTTGGTTCCCGCATTTCGGCGGGACAATCCCATCAATGTTAAAGAGCCTGCCAATCTGTTCCGTTTGGCTACCAGCGTCCTGCTGATGGTTAAAGAATACTGTAGGTATTTTATTTTGTAAATACTCAAGGTATTTATTTTGGTGAAATAATGATAAGCAAATGAATACAAAGGATATTTATTTTTTCGGCGTCTGCTTGTTCAGTGCTTTTTATGCGGGATATGTGAAGTGGATCCCGATAGCTATTGCTGCCGGGATTATGGGTTAGTCAGCGAAGGTTAAGACGAGAATTACCTTAATGATGTCTGCTACAACAGACACGGCCATAGATAAACCAAAGACGATCCAAGCCATAGAGATGTCTTCACTACCATCGTATAGAGTTCCGTAATCACTGGTATAAGGCGTAAATGTCGCGCCTTGATACAATAGGTATAAGCTTGATCCATAGAGGATAAATGCAGATATCCCTTGTATTGCTATGATCACCAGAATCATGAAACGAGCTGATCTATGCGCCCAAGCCTGGCTTATTTTTTCTGATAGAGATTTCGCAAGAAAAGCATGCGCTAAGCCGTAAATTGTCGAGATTGCCAACATCCCAAAAAAGCTTGCTATAGCGGTTCCAACCATAAGCGCCCCTTGCGTGATCAAACCAGCCTTAGTTTTGTCTCAATTGCAACGCCTATAATCTTGCAGTTTCCATTGATTGGCACGAGAGGCCATGCAGGATTAAGTCCCTTGAGGTATTTATTTCCGCCGTCGATTATCAGCTTCTTGAATGTTGCTTCGTTAGAGTCAGAAAGTTTTGCTATGACCAAGCTGCCGTTGACCGCCTCCCTTCCGGTATCGAAAAGAACGAATGTTCCCTCTGGAATGCTTAACCCAACCGGTGCCGTCATTGAATCACCTTCCACTTTAAGCCAGAACGCATTACCTTGAATATGCGCGTCAGACTCAAGCCAAACATCTATGTCTTTAATGGTGTATGGTTCGCATGCTTCACACCACGAGCCAGCCTGGATACTGCTTAACACCGGATACCTCTTTCCTGCTCTGTATTCCCCTGCATACCTTACGTTGGCATCGCTCTTAAGGCTTTCTGCCTGTTCTGCAACCTTGGCAGCAATTGACTGGCTAAAATCAGCAATTGAGACTTGCAACAACCGTGCAAAACCAGATGCAACCTCAACGTTTAGCGCGTTTCTGCCATTAAGATAATGCCCTACCGCTCCTTGGGTGATACCCAGTTCATCAGCGATTGAGTATTGGGTTATTCCCAATTCTTTCTTTTTTGACTCATACAAAGCCTTAAGCCGCTTAGCGTCTTCGAGCTGTTCTGTCGTCAGTGATTTTTTATTTTCCATAGCTTAATTCTAATAGCTAAGGTACTTAAACTAAAAATACCCTGAGTATTGATTGATTTGAATACCTGTAGTATTCTTTGTTCATGGTTAATAACGGAGAGTGCATATGATTCGAATGACACTTGCCGATTACGCCAAAATCCATGGACAGGCTAAAGCAGCCAGTGACTTTGGTGTAATCCAGTGCGCTATCAGCAAGGCCATTCTGGCAGGCCGTAACATCATGGTTACGGTAAAGCCTGATGGCAGTGTGATTGGAGAGGAAGTTCGTCCTTTCCCAAGCAACAAGAAAAACAAATAGTAACACCGCTCTTTAACAGTCATGGTCATCACTCCCGCCGAAATGCGGGAATACAACGCGCATAATTTGATGCGCATAACTTCTTATTTGTTAAGGAAATACTTACATATGCAACTTACAAGTACTCGCAAGAAAGCGAATGCAATTACAAGCAACATCCTGAATCGAATTGCTGTACGTGGTCAGCGAAAGGTTGCCGACGCGTTAGGGATTAATGAATCGCAAATTTCGCGATGGAAAGACAGCTTTATCCCAAAGATGGCCATGCTTCTGGCTGTGCTGGAGTGGGGTGTTGAAGACGAGGAATTAGCAAAGCTAGCAAAGAAAGTAGCCATGGTGCTGACAAAAGAAAAGCCTCAAGACTGCTGCAACAGTTTTGAGGCCTGATGTAGAAAGACTGGATCAATCCACAGGAGTCATTATGACAAATACAGCAAAAATACTCAACTTCTGCAGAGGTAACTTTGCCAAACAGGAGCGTAATGTGGCAGATCTCGATGATGGTTACGCCAGACTATCAAATATGCTGCTTGAGGCTTATTCAGGCGCAGATCTGACCAAGCGACAGTTTAAAGTGCTGCTTGCCATTCTGCGTAAAACCTATGGGTGGAATAAACCAATGGACAGAATCACCGATTCTCAACTTAGCGAGATTACAAAGTTACCCGTCAAACGGTGCAATGAAGCCAAGTTAGAACTCGTCAGAATGAATATTATCAAGCAGCAAGGCGGCATGTTTGGACCAAATAAAAACATCTCAGAATGGTGTATCCCTCAAAACGAGGGAAAATCCCCTAAAACGAGGGATAAAACATCCCTCAAATTGGGGGATTGCTATCCCTCAAAACAGGGGGACACAAAAGACACTAATACAAAAGAAAAAAGAAAAGATTATTCGTCAGAGAATTCTGGCGAATCCTCTGACCAGCCAGAAAACGATCTTTCTGTGGTTAAACCGGATGCTGCAATTCAGAGCGGCAGCAAGTGGGGAACAGCAGAAGACCTGACCGCCGCAGAGTGGATGTTTGACATGGTGAAGACTATCGCACCATCAGCCAGAAAACCGAATTTTGCTGGGTGGGCTAACGATATCCGCCTGATGCGTGAACGTGACGGACGTAACCATCGCGACATGTGTGTACTGTTCCGCTGGGCATGCCAGGACAACTTCTGGTCCGGTAACGTTCTTAGCCCGGCCAAACTCCGCGACAAGTGGACCCAGCTCGAAATCAACCGTAACAAGCAACAGGCAGTCGTGACAGCCAGCAAACCAAAACTCGACCTGACAAACACAGACTGGATTTACGGGGTGGATCTATGAAAAACATCGCCGCACAGATGGTTAACTTTGACCGTGAGCAGATGCGTCGGATCGCCAACAACATGCCGGAACAGTACGAC